AACAAGTTATTGGTAAAGCTTGGATTCCTGCCGACTGTTAGCGGAAAGCTGGACAAGCATATCTTTCTTCATCTCCAAGGTGCTACAGATGCCCTTAGCATAACCATAGCTTTCCTTGAGACGACGAACTTCATTGTTTAGTTCACCAGTCAGTTCAAGAGACTGGACATAATCTTCAGCGGCGACAGCAGTCAGCTTGACGCCTTCGCTCCTCTTGGCGGTGCGAGCAGATGCTTTGTAGTTCTCCAAGGCGTCCTCAGAGTTGTCTAGGAGTCTTTTGACCTTAATCATGACACCATAATAATAGCCGTAAAGGGCTGAAATTTCACGAAGCTGATTGGCAACCTCATTAGGATCACGGGCTACTTGCCCTACATCCTTGATTGCGCTCTCGTATGTTTCTTGCGTAATGTTTTCTGGATCAAGCATAGATCGTTGCGAATAGTTTAGGGTTAAGATGATGCAGAGTCATGGTCTGCTTAGATAATGATACCACCAGTTGTTCGTTCGTCAAGAACATCCTTTGCGAATCGAAGTTCTTTTCGTCCAAACCTGCTCCTTCGAGCATACAGTGGTAGATCTCATGGATTATAGTCTCCCTAGCGTCAATATCATCAAGAGCCATTTCCAATTTAATCTTACGCTCCTCCCAAAGACAGCAACCATCTACTTTCTGCTCATCCTGCTGAAGATCGGAGTGAAGCTCAAAAACAAAGGTAGCCCACCCTAAATTTACCTCACCGATCTCCTTGTCGATAAGTTTATTGTAGACATGCCTCTTGTCCTTAATGAAGGGAAAATCACTCGGCTTGTTGTTCTTCATGAGATGGCTCCCGCATTTGCAGCGTGGTATAGTCGATACCTATGTTAATTAGGTAGTGCTGCTTCGAGTCGCGAGCCTTGATA